GTCTCAGCATATGCGGTGTCAACCCATCAACCCCAGCCACCCTGCCATACTCTCCCACCCTCCGTTGAATAAGTCTTGTACTCACACCATCCCCATGCTTTCCGCAAAACAGATAAATGCCATCATTCCCCCGCACCTCCAACCATGCCTTCAAAGCCTGCCTCGCCTCCCTCCCCAGCGGAACCTCTCTTTTTTTCTCCCCTTTTCCACACCACACAATCACCTTCCCCGATCGCTCCCCCAGCATCACATCCTCAACCCGCAACCCTGCCACCTCCGCCTCACGCAGCCCGCAATACAACATCAAACCGATCATCGCCCAATCTCGGACAGCTTGCACCTTCCAGTTATCTGATTTCGCCCCATTTACTGCAATCTCAACTTGCCTGAGCAATCTGCTCAACTCCGCTGCCTCTAACCACCTTGGCGCCTGTTCAACCTCCTCCCAGCGCTCGATCCCCTGAAATGGGTCATAAGAAATATATCCATTTTCAAAAGACCATCTCACCAGCCTGCGCAGGCTCTCTCGATATCGATTCCATGTTGCTGGCGAATAATGATTTGCCATTATCCAAGATCGATACTCACGCAAATCTATACTCGTAATCAATGATGGATCAAATTCCTGTTTATTTACATTCTTGAACCATTTGATAAATTTATTAATATCTTCCAGATAAGATTTTATAGATTTGTTAGATAACCCATCCTCCAATAACTCTTGATGAAACGCCTGCATCCAATCCACCAATTGGAAAGGCACTTCAGCCACTCGCCATGAATTAATAACTTGACTCTTATTCATTTTATGATTCCTTTCTTCCAATCATTTCATCCTGAACTTCTTTTACAATTCTTTCCAAATCCTCTAACTTCGCACCCCCTAATTTCGCCACCCAATCTGGCAAATCCCTCCGATCAATTTCCGTCAGCAAATAGGATGCGGCCAGATGAGCGATAATACAAAATGATTTACTCAAATTACCTCCCCAAATCTGATAATATAAAGCATTCAAATATTCAGACAATGCATTTATTTCTCGACGCTTTAAATTAATATTCTTTCCTGATTTATCTTCTTCCAATCCAATTGCTGGCATATAATTTTCAACTTGAGAAGGAATATAAATAATCCCTGATCCTCTACATGTCAGACATGGATATGAAATCGTAATTGATACATTCAAACACTTTTGATCTCCATCAACCCAAAGCGGAGTTGAAACCAATCCTGTTCCATGGCATACCGGACATTTCTGATACATATCACCTCCCGAAAAAAAATAACTAATCCCAATCATCATGATCGCCCATATGCCAGATAACCCAGCCCAATAAAATCAAAGCTAGAATTGCCAGCATTGGCGTAAAACAAGCATACATTTCACTCATAATCCCCCTCACTGAAAAATTTGACAATAACAATAAAAATAAATAAAACAACTGGTAAAGCCAACCTTGGAAAACCTAAGCTAATACATATCATCCCCCCAATCAACGAGATCCAAAATAACTTCTCATACATACAGACCTCCAGCTATCAAAACTGTTAAGAAAAAAAAAGCACAGAATTAGGACTTTGCTTTATCCTTATTCTGTGCAACATCAACTAACTTTCCGTTACCGAACCGCTTTTCATACTCCTTGCGCACGATCCATGCAATTTCCATTGATATGGATCGCTTATCTAAATCAGCAAGGCGCTTTAGCATCTGTTTTATTTCAACATCGCTGGTTCTGATGTAATAATCTGCCATTATTTAACCTAATCTTCGGAAAAATTTACCGTAACTGCGGATATTATAACAAAGTATAAATAAAATGTCAATACATGCGGATAAAATTACAAGAATTACATAAATATTTTATGAAATAATAAAACGAGTATGGATAAATTTTCCGAATGGCTTGTAATTCAATTACGTGAAAAAAATTGGTCACAATCTGAATTGGCGCGCAAAGCGAAAATATCACCACAAGTCATTTCAGATTACATCAATGGAAAACGCAAAAAGCCCGATGAAACCATTCTTCGCAGAATTGCGAAAGCTTTCAATGTTAGTCCAGAAACAATTTTTGAAATAGTTGGTTATCTTCCACCAAAAGAACAAGAAACCAAAACATTAGCCGAAATCAATTATTTAATTTCCACATTACCCCCAGAACAACAAGATCAAGTTTATACCTTCGTGCGTTTTCTTTGTGAAACCAAAGGAGGATATAATGCAAAAGCAAAATATTCAACCAAGTGAGTGGCATCTGCTTTCCCCGTGGCAGCGCAAGACCATAAAATATTATTGCTACCTCCTCATCATTTACAACCAAACCAAATTGCCCCCCGAAATCAACCTGTCACTCAAAACAACCTATCTCTCATTCCTTCTCTTGCTCATCCTGCCTCATCATCCATTAGCCATCCCAACTGCCTTTGGCGCAGCCCTATCTTTTTCTATCCTAACCTATTAATCCCATGAAAAAATATATCCTCCCCATTCTCTCCATCATCATCTTTATCATACTCATCTCCATCACCTGCTTCGCCCTTGGCGCCATCTTTGCCAACCAGAAATCCAAACAGCCCATAATAACCCAAAATATCGTTACACAGAATGTCATCACCCAAATTATCATCACCAAAATATCCCCCACCAAATACCCAACCTATACCATCGTCCCCCCTGAACTAATCATCGTAACCGCCACACCCATACCATCCACCTCAACCCCTATCATCCCTGCTGCATCACAAACATCCTCAGCGCCAACCCAGCCACCCCTCACTGCTGATCACAATCCTGGCATCTACCTTGTCAATGTCGATATTGCCCCTGGCGTATGGCGTAATAATGGCACAGAAAAAGGTTGCTATTGGGAAATAACAGATCGTCAAGGAAAAATAATACAAAACTTTTTTGGACAAGCTGGAGGAACAATTTATATTCCCCAGAATGCCTTCCAAATTACTTTAGAAGAAAGATGTGGCACATGGACATACCTTGGTCCACCCTAAAAAACCAACTGACTCCCCCAAAAACAACTTCCAAAAAATGTCGTATAACCCGAAAAACAGCGTAATATGCGACAAAAAAGCCTTAAAAAAGCCATCCCATTTCCCACGACTCTTAATCAGTTGGTTGCAGGTTCGAGTCCTGCACGGGTCACTGATGTCCATACCCCCATATATCCACCCTCTCCTTCCTCCCCAATCCCCCATATCTGCCTTATACCCCGTTTTTTGTCGCATAATATACCAAATGCGACAAATCTTTACCCCCAGGAGCATAAAATGAACCTTCCAAACAACCAACTGATCCCCCTCGAAATCCTCGCCTTCATCACCGACCGCCAGGCTCGCCATCTCTCCAACAACACCATCAAATACTACACCGACGAACTCAATAAATTCAGTTCCTTCCTCTCCTCCCTCGGCATCACCGCCATCCCCCAAATCACCCCCGATTCCATCCGCCAATACCTCATCCAACTATCCTCAACTCGCAACCCCGGTGGCATCCATGCCGCTTACCGCGCCATCAAAGCCTTCCTCCGCTGGTATTCCGTCGAACTCGATGATCCTTCCATCGAGCGCCTCATCCGCAAAATCAAACCTCCCAAAATAAATCCCAAACCCTTACCCGGCATCACCCTCTCCCAAATCCAACAACTCATCCAGACCTGCGATAAATCCTTCAACGGTGCCCGTGACCGTGCCATCTTTTACACCCTCCTCGATACCGGCCTCCGCCGTGCCGAATTCACCGCCCTCAATATCCAAGATGTCAATTTCAAAACCGGCGCCATCCAAATCCTTCACGGCAAAGGTGACAAACCTCGCACCGTCTTCATCTCTCCCTCCACCCGCCGCGAAATCCTTCGCTACCTGCGCCTCCATCCCAGCCCCCAGCCATCCTCTCCCCTCTGGGTCACTTCAAAAGGTACCCGCCTCACCATGACCGGCTTGCGTGAAATCCTCCGCCGCCGCTCCCAAAAGGCTGGCATCCCCGAACCTCAAATCCACGACTTCCGCCGTGCCTTCGCCATCGAAAGCCTCCGCAATAATGGCGATCTCGCCCGTCTATCTTATTTCCTTGGCCATTCCGATATTAAAACTACTCAACGTTATCTTCACATCACTGATGAAGACCTCGCCGAATTTCATGACCTCACTTCCCCCGTTCAAAACCTCCCCTGAAGTTGCCGTTTTCTGTGCCTTACGGCATCTCAATATTCGGCATCTCTACCCATTCCTGCCATCCTTCCCTTTCGACAACTTCCATCGTTTTTGTGTCAACGTAGAATCTACCTTTTCCTTCTTTGTCTCGTTTGCCTTGACTTTCGAGGAGTGCAACCCGCACCGCCCGATAGGTTTCATCATCCTCTGGAATTTCGCCAATTTCCAGGGGGATGTTGGTGGAATGGGTGAAATAGGGATAGTCAATGTCTTTGACTGCATAATAAATCTCTCCTTTTTGGTCGTAAAAGATTTTCATTAATCCTCCTTATCCATAATAAGCATAACTTGCTGCGTCAGCATAGTAATTGGTTGTACATCCAGAATAATAAAGATAACTAGTTGCTTGTACTTGTGCGCCCCTTGTCAGGTATATCCCATAAGTACAATTGGTGATGCGGTGTTTCATGCCATAACCATTGTTGAATGATAAGTTACCATTATCAAACCCCCATATTCCATAGCTAAACCCATTTACCGCCATAGCAGTACCATAGGTATCCAATTTCCCACTATTCATTACTCTTATTCCGGTGGGTGTTCCTGAGACTGCGTTCCAATAAGAATTACAAATCTGACTAATAATAGATTCATCAACCTCTGTCACTGAATACACACTAGCATCAGCATATACATAAGTATATGATATAGTGGCTTGGGCATAATTTTGCAGAGAAATACGTGGACCAGTATTAGTCCTGACTTTGCAGTGTCTTATGCTGCAATTACGCGCATTTTGGAATCTCAAAGAAACATCGTTTGCATAAAAACATTGAAACCACACATTATCCGAATAAGACAATGCCTGAGAAGATAATGTTGTTGCTTGCGATTTAATATATAATGTTCCAGATGGTGTTACACTTGAATTTCCTACAACTGTTAATGTATCACTTGTATTGCTCATTATTACACTGTATTGACTATTCCAATTCGCTAAATATCCTACCCATTGATTAGTTGTCCATCCTGCTCCCGATACGGTTATTGTGCAATAATTTTCTGCGCTTCCAGTTGTTCCAGATGTAATTGTCCCAGTATAATCCGTTTGCAATGTGCCATTGATATAGATATAATAATTCCCAGTGGGATACTTGCCTTGTACCGTAAATCCACTATACGTACCACTGGCAATATTAATATAGACATCCCCACTATATTGTCCGGGTATCTGATTGACCGCGTATTGTATTGTTGCAAACGCATTCGCCCCCGTCCCATATCCCTTGTTTTGATTATCTGTACCACTTGCACCATCCACATATAATGTCATATTGCCAAGACTTATTATCGGCGTCCAAGATGACCCATTATACATCATCAGCACTTTCCGCCCTGTCGGTGTGTGTAAAAACCACTGACCCGCTACCGGCGAACTCGGCAGCGTTGTCCCCGATGTCACCGCGCTCGCCGCCAGCCTTGCCGCCACACTCGCATAACTCCCCCGCGGATTCGTCCCCAGCTCTGTCTCAATCGCGCTGATCTCCGCCTGCACATCATTGATATGCTCTGCCTTTACATCATCTACCCCATTCACTTTCGTCGTAAAACTCTTGATTGAATTTGGATAACTTGCCGTCATTCTTCCTCCTTAACTGATCCTCATGATATACATCACCGCCTTATAGGGTGGCAAATTACTGCTTGCATCCGTCGTCGGATTTGTATGGCTGTGCGCACTCCCCGCATTTGTCGTCGGATTCGTATGGCTGTGCGCACTCCCCGCTCCGCTGGTAATATTGTAATTATGTGTATGGTAAGAATCTGGATAATCCTTCCAACTACCCATTACCATTTCTCTATTATAACTGGTAGCACTTGTTGTTCCGGAAATGCTGTGTGTATGGCTCGACTCACTCCCCGTATTCCCTTGTGTGTGCGTATGGCTCGCTTCACTTCCCGTACTCCCTTGTGTGTGGGTGTGTGTACTCGCTCCGCCCGTCGCCCCCACCGCATAAATTCCTCCCGCCCCCACAATGAATTTATCCCGCAAATCCGGCGTCCCATTCGTCCCATCGCACAGTGCAAACCCGCTTGGAATAGTATTCGTATCTCCATACCATAAAATAATTCCTCCAATCGGTATCCCGGCAGAAATATATTTCAACCCAAAACTTTCGCTTGCTAATGAACTTAAAATCTGCTCATTACTACCCACAGTGAATGACCCTGCCGCATCCGCTCCGCCCGCCACTACAATCTGCCCCTTCGCCGTGAAAATATCCGGTATTCCCGCCGCAAAATTGTCCCGGATATACGTATTATGGTCTGCCGCCGTCCATAAATTCCCGGTTTGCACCGTCCTAACTATCGTATAGCTCATGAAACCCTCATGATATAAGCCAGCGCATAATAAGGCGGCAAATTACTGCTTGCATCCGTTGTCGGGTTGGTATGCTTATGTGCGCTTCCCGCATTTGTCGTCGGATTGGTATGGCTGTGTGCACTCCCCGCTCCTGTAGTCCCTGAAAAAGTATGGGTATGAGTATCACTTGCAATTAATGCACCTGATCCTGATGCTAATGATGTAGTTTGCGAAGCCCCTCCCGTCGTTCCTGAATAACTGTGCGTGTGGCTCGACTCACTTCCCGTATTTCCCTGTGTGTGCGTGTGACTCGATTCAAGCCCCGTATCGCCCTGCGTATGCGTGTGTGTACTTGCTCCGCCCGTTGCCCCCACCGCATAACTTCCTCCTGCCCCTACAATAAATTTATCCCGCAAATCCGGCGTCCCACTCGTCCCATCACACAGCGCAAACCCATTAGGAATATTCCCCACACTCCCACTCCAGATAATGATCCCTCCAATCGGTATTCCCGCCCAGGCATACTTCAATCCCAAACTCTGGCTCGAATCCGCCATCAGCACCTGTCCGTCACTGCCCGGATTCAGCACTCCCGCCGCATTCTCCCCGCTCGCCACCGCAATCTGCCCCTTCGCCGTGAAAATATCCGGCACCCCCGCCGCAAAATTGTCCCGAATATAAGTATTGTGGTTAGCCGCCGTCCATAAATCGCCTGTCGTCACCGTCGGCACCGGGTTATAAGCCATCTTTCCCCTCCTTAATTATCCTGTTCTCCTTCTCCAATTTCTCCCGCTTCTCCCCCGGCATCCATGACCGTTGTAACCGCCCCACCATCACCTTCGCCGTCATCGCCCGCTGAAACACATTTCCCCCTCTTTCCTCCACCGGTCTCTCCAATAATAATTCCTCAATCCTCTCCCGATCCTTCGGAAAAATCACCCTCCTTGCCTTTCCCCCAATCTCCCTATTCCCGCAGCTCAAACAGAAGAAAATCCCATCCTCTACATCCACATATTCCGCCCCTCCGCAATCCGGACAATCCGCAATCCATCTCCCGTAATCAATCCTCGCCTCCACCGCATCTGCCTCATCCTCTATCACTGTTTCTCCATCCCACGCCTTCTCGATCAATCCCTTCCTCGCCAATTGCTCGCTCCGCTTCTGCATCCATTCCCGATAAGTCCTCATCCCGTCTCTCGCCGCGATATCTTTTCCATTCAATATCTTACCCATTCCGACTCCTAATATGCAAACACACTGCTGATCCCAATCTGGGTCGTGAACATCCAGTATCCGCTGAAATCTTCCGTTGGCTCCAAAATAAATCTCGTCCGCACCGCATTCCCGCCCTCATCCATCCAGTTATGCTCTACATAGGCAATGTCATAATCACCGTCAATCGCCTTCGCGCTCACCGTCAATGTCACCGTGTCGAACAAATCCAGCGCAAACTGGATATTCGCCCTTCCCTCCACTTCAATCATCGGATATTTGATTGGACTGCTTAGCTTATTTCTCAAAAATCCCGCAAAATCAATCGCCATATTTGTATCTTGGATCATCTCATTATCCAGCCGCATCGTCCGTATCTGATATAAATTCTGGCTGCTCGTATCCTCCCTTAATATCGTCGTTGTATTGATACTGCTCAGCGCATTTCCCCTCAGCCTCAAAAAAGTAATATACCCGCTATTGCTCCCATTATTCGTCACCGTCAGTTTTGCCGCCGCGCTGAATGCCGTCATCGTCACACTGAATGAACTCGTTAAATCCGCGCCCGTCCCATCACTGGCACTGTTCGCCAGATAATCCGTCGTTGCGGCTGGTGTTATCACATCGCTCGCCGGTACCGATTCATTATTATAGGTATAATTCGCCCATATCTCCATGCTGTCCCCCGCTCCCAAATACACCACATCCTGCATCCGCCAGATTTCCACACCATCATATCGTTTCCTCGGTCTGGCTGTCACATAAATTCGATTCCGCACCACCTCCCACGGCTGTGGTATCACAATTTCCTTCAATAATTTATCCTGCGTCAGCGTCATCTCCGGCGTGCCAATATGATGTCGGCTGTAAAACCGCAGCTTTCCATCCACATCCACAAACGCCCTTCCCAAAAACGCATTGCATAATTCATCGATTGCCTGCCATCCCTTCTTATCCATCGTCCACCAGTATGGCAGCGTATCCTTATTATCTTCAATCACACTTCCCCCATCCCATCCACACGAACTCAAAATCATTGCAATCGCATCTGCCACCAGCAAATTCTCATACAATACATCCTGAATATCCTGCTGGCTTAAAATCGTGATTCCATCCACAATCTCCATCCGCACTTGCTCATCTATCCCGCCCTTCGGCTGAATGTCATTGATATACCCGTAAAAAACGTTATATCGCGTCCAGTCTAAATCATCCTGTACCCATAAATAACATTTCACCCCCGGCCGCACGTACGGATAAATCGGCGATCCGCTGTTATAGGGGTCATACCTCCCATCAGAGTTATCCAAGATAATCGTTACCGTCCCAGCCCGCACATCCTCGAACCCACTTCCATCCGATCTCACATAATTTTCCCTCCCCCTCCTTAATGACAATGATTTCATCCGCTCTGCCTCATTGTCGCCGCTAAAAATTCCATCATTATCCCAATCCACCTGCAAAGCCCAGGATAACGTGTTTTGAGCCGCTCTCTGCCCGTATTTCGTCCCATCGCCATACTTAAAATGATTATATCTAGCCATTCCGCATTACCTTCTCGATAATCGGCTTCAAGCGCGTCTCCAATTCCCACCGATCCACCGTCGAGATCATCGGCGCATAATTCACCACAAACATCGCCCCGCCTTTAGCTCCATTTCCTCCGCTCGTCTCTACGAACCCCCCGCCTGTCTTCCCCACATCTTCCTTCGGTATCACAATCACCCGCTCTCCCGAACTGACATTAATGGGAAACGTATCATTTGGAAACCCCGGTGGCACAATGAAATCCGCCCCTTCAGCATACATATTTGGATTGTAATATTGTGGCAGAATTCCAGCCGCCTCCAAATCTTCCAGCGTCCACCCATTGATCGTCGCCGTGATATTAACTTTTTTCTCATTCGGTATCCCATTCACCGCATCCCATAATCCTTGCGCATCGATTTTCGCCCCTTGCAAACTCCCAATATAATCCTGTATCCTCTGCCATGCCTGATAAGTCGGCTGGTCGATCAACCCCCAATTCTTCGCCACATCACCCAGCGCTTCAGCCTCCGCCGTTGTCAATCCGTCCACCGCCAGCTGCTGTTGCAATAAATTAAATAATACCGATTTCGTCTGCTTGTCCCACTCGTCTTTCACATCCTTAATCTTCTGCTGAATCTCATCCTGCTTTTGAATTGTCGTCTCCAATTCCTGCTTTTGCTCATCCGTTAGCGTTTTTTGCTGATTTAATTCCAGAATTTTCTGTTTATTCTTCTCATATTCCTTCGTCAAATCATCTACCTTCTTGCTGTATTCCTCCGTCGTCTTCCCCAAATCTCCTCGCATGAAAATCGACAATTCATTCATCATCCCCTTCACGCGTTCTTGTTCTGCATTCATATCCTCCAATTCACCCGTCGTTCCATCCACGCTCTTCCCCAGTTCATCCATCGCCGTTCCCAAATTATTCGTCGCCCCCATCAAATCTTCCGACTTGCTCACCCCCGTCTCGTACATATTCACCATCTTGTCGCGTGCATCGAACCAGATATTCATGAACGATTCTTTGTATTCCCGCGCCAGATCCGCAAAACTATGAATCTCACCTAATTTTCCATAGAATTTGATCAATTCCGTGATCTTCGGAATGAGCCCAATCCCAATTTCCGTCTTGATCCCATTGATCTGATCCCCTAAATCATCCATTGCGATTTCATATTCCCGCGTTTTCCGGATTGCCTCTCTGTCCAGCACCAGTCCCAATTCTTCCGCCGAATCCCCCATTGCCTTAATTCCCGCCGCCCCCCGCTCCATCAGCGGCCCTAACGCCGCTCCGCTCCTTCCAAAATTGTCCATCAAAAATTTCGACCGTTCGATTGGATCCTGTATCTTTAAATAGCTATCCGCCAGTTTTCCAATTCCGTCTATCGTCGGACTGATCCCCTTCCGTATTGCCACCTGCAGCGCCGTCGAAAGTGTATCATAGCTGATATTCACATCATCCGCCGCCTGGATTAATTTACTGGCTTCTTCTGGTGTCGCTCCAATCAACCGGCTTAAATTCCTTACCTCTCCAGCATATTCCACCGTCCCCCCTATCACATCATCATATACTCCCTTTAATGTCTGGAATGCCTGGCTGGCTACATTCACCATCGAAGATAATTCAACCCATGAGCTTTTGAATGAATTCAATAGCCCGGTTTGTTTTGAGACACTCCCTTCAATTTTTCCGGCTACATTCTTCAATTCCTCACTGGCTTTATCATTCGCCGTGATCAATATCTCGATTTTGTCAGCCATCATTCACCTTCTTCGCCTTCTGCTCCAGATAAAAACTCCATCTCATCAGCCAGATTACCTTGCTCCCTTTCATGATCTCCCACGGCGGACATTTCCATGCTTCTGCTGCCATCAGCACCACCAGCCATATCGGCCCCTCTCCTCCATAATGGATCGCCGTTATTGCCCGCCGTCTATCGTAGGGTTTATCGCCGCCTCCTTCAGCGCTTGCTTGAACCTGTCATTCAATTCCAGCGCTTCCCGCAATTTCAATTTGTTCAATATCTCCCGCGCCGTCTCCACCGCCAGCGCCTTTCCATTCTCATCCGCCAGATAGCGCGCCAGAACTTCCCGCGTCCCCTTCGCCCGCCCTTCTTCTAACAAAATTAACTCCTCGAATGTCAATTCCTGCGCAATCTTTTCGATATTCAATATAAATTTCATCCTCACTCCTAAGGCAATGTCGTCAATTCGTTCACCACAGTGATCTCGCAATATTTTGCCGCCGTGCTGTTGTATCTCGGCCGAAACGTTACTTTCAAAATATCATTGCCGTCTTGTTCATCCAATTTTCCAACTTTCTCAATTTTCGATGCCATATCGATCCGCAATGTCTTTTTCTGAAATTGCGTTCCGCCAGTCGCAACACTCGATCCCTCGAATTGCATCCGAATTAACCTCGCCGTGTTCGTTCCCCAATCCGTCTTTCTTGCCACACCCACCGCATCATGTTCAAAAGTGATCTCACAGGTGATTTCCGGCGCCGTCATCTTGTGAAAAGTGAAATAAAGATTTCCATCTCCCGTGAATACCGGTATCCATCCCGTTTTCACCGTGAAATTCATCCCCAAAAATGTACTGCTTTGCAGTGTCGTCCCAATTGTCCCCCCAATCGCATCGATATATAGCTTACCTTTATTGAACAATATCTCTTCCACCGTTGGCACTGCCAGTGCAGCAGTGAAGGTCGTACTGCTCACCTGCCTTCCAGTCCAGCTCGCACTCATCATCACCGCTTCTCCTGCTTTTCCGCTCAGGTTGAAGCTCTCTACAAAACTATATTCCATCTTTTCCGCTGCCTGATTGTCTCCCCCTTCAATAGTATAGGTCTTGATGGAATTTAGAGTCGTCGTTGGGAAGGTGTAGGTATAAATCTTGTCCGTCCCAGATCCATCCGCTGCCCCCGTTACCACATCTTTCACCCCCGCCGCCAGGATATACGGCAGCTGCTCGAAAGTTGCCGGTACCGCTTCCATCTCCAGCCCGCCCTGCACCGACGGCGTATATACCCGGTCCACCCCGCCTACAACCCCGATATCCTCGTCCGGAAAAATAACTTTTCGCTTGTCTTCTAGTGTTCCAATCCCCCTCCATATCGTCGTCGCCGCCACCGCCGTTCCTGGCGCACTTTCCAATCCCAGTTGTATTTTCCGCAAACTCCTAATTCCTGGCATGATCATCCTCCTTCATCATAGATTTATTTTCATAACGCACCTTCATCGCCTTTTCCTCGCCTTTTTCATATAATCCTGTCGCAATCAATTCTTCCTCCCCTCCATATTTCTCCACTTCCTCATCGCTTAAATCCCGCGCCGGGATTCCAATAATGGCTTTTCCTTTTCCAATATACCTCAACATCATTATCCTCCTCACGATTGTAATATTTTCACATCTACCTCGAACCGCACCCCAATATGTTCTTCCCCCGCCCAGCTCAGCCTCCCAAATTCATACCGCACCGCATTCACTGCCGTCACCGACCCGCTCAACGTCGGATCGGCAATCAATAACCCCGCAAAACTTTCAATATACGGTATCGCCTGTGCCACCGCCCTCGGCAGCATAATCCTTGCCATATGTATCTCGCAAATCAATGTGTGCAAATAAGTCCCAAATCCCGCACTCTCCAGCCGAAAAGCTCCGCTCTTCGGATATGCCACCGCAAACGGAAATTGCCCCATTTCTTCCGGTGGCTCACTCGGCGCCGCCTTGATCTCGCTCAATGTCAGCACCTTCGTCTGCAGCGCGCTAATCGCCGCGCTCACCGTCATATCCCAATCCTCCGCAAATACATGATCATCTCAGCCACATCCGGATCGAGCCCCTGCACATATTTCAATTGTCCCAGCTCCGCCACCGCTCCCGTATCTTCGAAGCCCTGCTGTCCCCGCTTAAACCACCGCACCGCCTGGATAATTGTCGCCATCTTGATAATTTCCGGCACCGCTGTCGCATATCCAAACTTCCCAACTATCTTCACCGCCTTTGGAAATGCCGGAAAAATCGTCTTATTTCCCAGCGGGTTGATATCCAGCCTCAAATATGGTTCTCCATTCAGCGCTGCGTTATACGGCCACAAAATAATATCCGTCGCTTCCCACGTCGTATAATTCCCATCACCCGCTTCATCCACCGCAACGCTCGTTGGTGCCGCCGCCAGCTCTCCCACCCATAACGAACTTCTTCCTTCTCCATCGAAATAACGTGTTTCATCACTGCTTGCCGCAAAAGCATTCGGCTGCCTTCCCAAAAATAAATCAATCGCCCGGCTCGCTCGCGTTGCTAATGTCGCCAAAAGTATGTCATAACTGCTTCCCCAGTTTCCATCCGGCAGCGCCGCTTTGATCTCTGTATTCGTGCAGTAATCCGCCATCCAGCCATCCTTTCCGGCGGGAGCAGAGTTCTCCACTCCCGCCGTCCACCGCTAAATCCCTTATACTGTTCGGCTTATTCCGATCAGATAAGTTCCAAAGGTAAAGCTAGGGGTAGTTCCAGCAATGGTTGCCACCGCCCGCACATACCGCTTGCTCGTCTGAAAATGGATTTCCTGATTTCCAGTTGTGGTCAATTGCGTGAATGCCGCCCCGCTGATGTCAGCATATCCCGATCCAGAAGAATCGCTCTCCTGAATCTTCACATCCAGCGTCGGACTTGTCCCGCTTGCCGCTCCACAGTCCAGGATCGCCTTGAATTCCAGCGCACCCGGATTGGCAAACTCTTCCAGGTCAACCCCGGTCCCATTCGCACTGCTCGTTCGCGCCGCCGACGCAAACAAAACACTATAGGTTAATTCTCTCATCTCATCCTCCTTATGTAGAAACCTTCTGAACCTTGATCCGCCATGGCTCCACCACTTGCCCACCAACTCGTTTCTTCGCCAGCAAAAGCGTAATATTCGTCTCCGCATATAGCTCGCTCAACCGTTGCAGGCTGAACCCAACCCGGTCAACGATCATATAGCCCATCAAATCTCCAAAGATGATCGGATAGGCATTGGCAGCAATCGCTGGCACGAATTCATCCTTGACGACTGGATACCCCAGCAATTCCTCTCCAGCAGCGCCAAAGCCGCCTACCTGCGCCGAAATCGGCCATAAATAAGCGTTGGTCGTGGCTTCTTTCAATTGCCGGATCGCCTTTGCCGTGCTTTTTGCCATATACCATTTCGCATTGCGCTCATACTGCGCTGGCAATGCATAAGCCAGGTCAATTAAACCATCTGCGGTCAATGCGCTCGCTGATCCGCTCACCACCTTCGCTGGCCCATCTGTCTCATCGATATCCTGCAAAATCCCTTTCGGCCGCGAACTCCCCGTTCCATTCACAAAAACATCATCCTCGCCCAGCGCAAACGCCTCCGCCAGCAAATCGCTCGAAATCCCCATCACATCAAAGGCGCTGTCCTCGATGAGATTGTTGGATAACGGTAAACTTGCCATCGCCGTATGCACCGGGATAGAATGCAGCCCGAACACCGGATCCGTCACGCGGTGCGCCGTGGAACTTGCCGGTATCTCGCCCGTCCAGGTCAATCGTACTCCAGATGTATATTTATCATCGGATGTGTAATTAACCCTCGGCCACTGCGCCATATCCCGGCTGGTCGTCACTACTCGCGCATTCGGTCGGATCGCTGCATTGGTTGCGATCTTTTTGATCAGCTCCACATGGTAGTCTTCCGGAACCAGAAATCCTCCTGCCGTGTCCACTCCATCCGAAAGCGTTTTCTTATCGTTCGGCCCCAGCTTATCAATCCCCTTCCGTAGATATCCCTCGAATGCGCTGGCATATCCTTTCTTCTGCACCGCTTCCGGCACATAATATCGCACGCGCACCATCCCCACCTTTTCTTCTCGCCATGCCTGCGGGTCGAATTCCACTTCCCCTTCGCCTGGCGCAGCCTCGCGCCAGCCCAGATGTGCCGCCTTCGTCCCCGCCGGTTCTTCCATATACCCGTTGGCTTCCTCACTGCGCTTTGCCAGTTCCATCAAAGCCTTATACTCATCAAACTTCCCCAGATGACCCGCAATGGCATCTGCCACCTCTTTCGTCATCTCTGCCCCGGCTTTTTCCTTCAGCGCCTTTATCGCCTCCAGCTCAGCCGTCATCTTCTTCTTCAATTCTTCAATCGATAACATCATTACCTCCTTCAATTAGTTTTTTCAATCTGTCACCTGCAATCTCCAATCTCCTTGTGAGTGCTTCCCGCGGCTCGGCAATTAGATCAAAGATAGCTCTCTTTCCGCTATCTGTGCCTCCCAAAGCAGCCGTTCAATCATCTTCGCATTTTCCTCATCATCTTCAGGCGGCACAGCCGCTAACAAAATTTCATTCAGCACGCTCAAAGCTTGTTGCAGCTTCTCCAGATTGCGCGCTGATAACACCCTTCCCGCCTTCCATTCTTCCACCTTCGCCACCAATCCCCCCAGCTCCACCGTCTTGAAATCCGGTGGCTCTTTTCCAAAATCTGCATAATGCTTCGCTAAATGCTCATACACCGCCCGCCGGTCTCCTTCCGGTATATCTACTCCACCTCTCGCTCCGCTCACCAGCGCATTCATCGCCGCCAACACCCCCCGCCATACCAGCGTATATTCTCCATCCGCTTTGTGATGTGGCAGCTTATAGGAGGTCTTGATATCCGGATTTTCCTCGTCATACCAGGCGCACATCATCTTCAAATCTTCCACATCCGCCTTCGCCACCTCCGCCGGTCCATTCCAGGTCTCTCCTTCATCCGCTTTCGGTGTCTTTTTATATGGGATCGCCGCCTTCACTACTCTCGCCGCTTCATTCATCCCCCAGTTCACCGGCGATATATCCCACAATCTCAGTTCCCGCAGATTCCGCACCCCGTTATCCTCAAAATCGAATTTTCCCGGTATCGGATCATATCCAATCGAATTTTCTCGGATCGCCCCCTCCTTAATCCCCACCAGCACCTCTTCCCCTCTTTGTGTCGGCAGATATTTGATCTCTCCCATTAATCCCCCCGTTGCATCCGGATATTTCATCCGCACCTCTTCCGGCAGCTCCATTCTCCCCACCTCTCGAATAGATAATGGCACCCCAATCGGTGGCTCAAAAGCATCATGCTGCCATAGCACCCGTATCCTGTCCCCTCGTTCTGCCAGCGTCTTCGCAAATGCTCCCGGCCAGATTCGATCGCCTCCCGCATCCACATTTCCGAATACCGCAAATATCGACTTCACCACCCGGTCATCACCAATCTCCTTGCTCAATATCGGAAAATTCTTGAATTCTCGCTTGCTCATAATTCCTTCCCGATCCTCCTTTCAAATATTTCTATAATCTTTTCCCTCGCATCTTCCACCACTTTTTGCAGTGTCCACCATCTCCCTTTATGGATAGCTTTTTGCGTCCCCTCTCCAATCACCAGCGGTGCATATCCAATCGCTGTCCCAATCACGCCCACCGCATTACCTCCTAACATTTCCACTCTCGAAAGCGCCCCTTCCGCTTTCCCGCTCAATGCCGTCACGCTTTGCCCCAGCTTTCCCGTCCTCCGATACCGGCTGTTTGGCAGCGCTGGCGGATACCCCGGCATCTGGCTGTGCACATATAACACCGCCTCAAACATGGCATCCTGCTCCACAACCCGCACCCTCTCTCCCCGCTTCACCAGATTCTGCGCCGTTTCCTTCACCCCGCGCCATTCAATATTCATTCCGTTTCTCCCTTCAGCACCGGAATGCTGTTGCAGCGGCAGTTCACGTGCAGCGGCGGTGCATTCTCCATGTCATCTAATCCAAATGTCTGCCCATTATTCGCCGAACAGATCGGACAAACCAGCTCGTCTTCCGCCGTCATAAATCGAAACCGTTCCACCATCTCCGAGCTTTTCCAGCTCGCCACCTTCCCTTGATGGTAAACCCGCGTCGTCTCCGTCATCGCAATCATCTGCGCCCGCACCTCCCCAAACATCCCCGATTGTGCGATCTGATCCACCAGCACATCCAAATGCTCTCCCGATTGCATCCATTTCGGGATCGCATCCTGTAAAAATTCCCGGCTGGTCTGGTTTATCCCCTTCACCAATTCATAAGTGTAAGTTTCAGCATATTCATTCGCCATTTGATTTACCATCTCTCGGTCGAATGCCACCCCAATCCCCGTGTATCCCGCTATCATCCCATCTGCCAGGATAGCCATCACAAACGGTAATATCGTCTTCTTAAATCGCTCCCCCTCTAAATCCCAGAATTCTTCATCATCCCATAAATCCGCCATAATCCTTCTCCAGCCGTTTGCGTATCCTGCCATCCAATCCTTTGAAATATTTTCGCAGCGCCTCCTCGAAATCTCCCTCCACGCTTGGTCTCTCGAACGCCTTCTTCTCCATTTCCGTGTTCATTTCCTTGCTTCCCCCAACGCCGATCTCCACCTGCGCCACGCTCAATACATACATCTCTCCCCGCGCCCCTAGATCGCTCAATCCCACTATCTTCCGAAATTCATTCCTCGTGATCAGCGAACTCCGAAATGCCTCGATCGCCCGATTCCATACCGCCGTTCGATCATCCTGCAGCGCAGGCACTGCATCATAATCCCATCTCAGCTTCACCTCCCCAAATTCACTCGCTAGCTGGTTCTCCAGCGTGTCCAGTAAATCCTCATAAATTGGTATCAACACATCCTGCCACCAGCTCGATCTTGCCTCCTTATAATTAGAGAACGTCGATCGATCCAGCCCAACTTTCGCATTCACAATAATCGGCGGCACGCCCAGCACCGCACAAATCCGTGATTCACTTCGCGCATCCAGATCGCCGAACGCCATCTCCTCGAATGAATTTCCCACCCGCATCACATCTGCATCCTGATCCAACACTGCTGGTTTCACCCACTTCTCACTCCCTCCATATTTCGCCGCCCAGCGTGCCTGCAGCTCACTTGCCGTCGCTTCTGTCAACTTTTGCTTCGTCTTGATGTAATATGCAGGCATCCCCCCCTTCTCCCAAAATAGCCTGATGAAATCCGTCGCCGCATTGTCCACATCCCCCACCCGCGCCGCCACCGCTACCGGCGGCCATCCATGATAATTATCCAATGGATCGAATAATCGAAAATCTACCACATCCCTCGCATCCAAATCCTTCGCTTCCATCCCCGGCACCGCATACCGATATCCCCTCACCACGCTTTCCGATGATGGGATCACCTGTACCCAGTCCGGTCGCAGCGGCCATAATCGCACCACTTTTCCGCTTCGATTGCGCTCCTTTTCGAAGATCGCCCTCCCCGCTAGATGCTGATAAATGATAATTGCCTTCCAAAAATCGCTTTCCGTCATATACGGATTTGGCGAGTGAATCAATTTCGCCAGCGGATGATTGAAATCTTCCTCCCCATTCGCCCCTAGTACCATTAAATGCACCTGGCTTGCCGTGCTTGCTTTCCGGTTCACGCACGCGTAAATCAATTCGTTCTTCCGCCATCCATATCGCACCAGATTCTCGAAATTCACCGTTGGATAGGTTGGCTGCCCTTCCTTCCATGATGGTACCAGATTCGCCACGGTTTTTTCCTGCCGAAATATTGTCCAGATCCGCTCGAATATGCTCATAGATAAATCCCCATTCCTCCGGCAAAAGCCAATTTCGCAAAGGCGCCGCTCGCCGCATCCACCTGGTCATCATGTCCCTTCGGAAATGCCGCATGTTCTTCGATGAAATCCGCGTTCCATCCCGCCTTCACCAGCCGCACGTTCCCCGCCGCACACATCGTCGCCCATGGACCGGCTCGCACCTCTTTCGACCCGCTCACCGTCTCATACATTGCATATGCCCCTGCCTCTGCTAGTCTCCGGTTTGTCGCCATCGCACTGTCCATCCCCGCCGAACCCGGGTCTTGTTGGTGCCACACTTCCACCATCACTCCCGGCCTCGCTAGATCAACCTTCGCTGTCTCTACAATTAATTCATCTCTCAATGCCGCTCCAATCTGCTCTCGCACCACATGCTCCACCCAGTAAACCCCATCTTTCGTAACGCTCATCAGCACTCCCGCCGTATAATCTCCTCCTCCACTCGTCCCCGCCTTGTCCCAATATCTCACCCGCCTCACAATCTGTTCAATTGCCGGTGGCTGCTCCACTATCACAAACCATTCCCGTTTGAAGAAATCTCCTGCCCTCGAATATGGCAGCTGTTGATATAATGCCGCCCATTCATACGGACCCAGATTCGCCTTGATATGCTCCAAATCATCCTCATTATATTTTTCTGGCCAAAGCGCCTCTCCCTCTTTTCGTCCCAGCAAATCTTCCTGTTTAGGTGGCAGTCCCTCCATCAGCCTTTCTGCATTGCTTTTTGGATCATCATCTCGCTCCCATATCGCTGGCAATGTCAATATCGTCCATTGATCCGCTAATTTATCTATCGCCATCGCCTTCAATAACCGTCCCGCCAGATCGTCCGGATGCCAGCGTGTGTGCATCACCACAATCGCCCCGCCATCCTCCAGCCTCGTATAAGCCGATGAACGATACCATTCATAAATCGATTCTCGCCTGCTCTTCGATTCCGCTTCCTCCCGATTCTTGATCGGGTCATCGATAATCAGACAATGCGCTCCCGATCCAGTCAGTCCTCCGCCCACGCCCGCCGCCACAACTCCCCCGCGGTGCGGCGCCGCCAGATCCCATGCCGTCACCGATCGGCTGTCCGAGCTCAGCGCTACCGCCGTCTCCACACTCCCCAGCTCTCCAAATACCGTCCGATAACGCTCCGAATTAAGGATATCTCTTGCTCCTTTGCTGTACTCCCCCGCCTTATCCGCATTATATGCGGTCAAAATGATCCTCGCATCCGGTAGCTTCCCTAACAGCCACGCCGGAAATAATTTGCTCACCAGCTGCGTCTTTCCATGCCGCGGCGGCCAGAATATCATCAACCTTCCAATTCCCTCCTTACCCCTTGTCCGGATGAAAAGCTCCACCTGTTCGAGATATTTCGCTGTCACTGCCTGATGTCGTGCCGGGATGTACCACGGCGCCACATAGCGTGCGAAATCCATTAAATTACGCCGCGCCAGCTCTCGCTGCGCCAATTCCCGTTTCGCCGTCTGTGGGTTAATCCGTGTCGCCGTCGCCAGCATCATCCTCTTCCTTATTCTCTATTTCCTGCCCCAGCCAGGCTCTCAATTCTTCATCCGACATATTCTCCAGCGCATCCTTCGCTGCGCTTCCAATCCGTAGCTCACTCTTCTTCACCAGATCACCTGTCATCGTAAAGAATAACTCTCGATCCTGATGCCCCTTATAATCCGGCATCTTCGCCACCTCAGCCAGCGCCTCGAATACCTCCCGCCGGTGTTCCCACAACGGCGCGCTCTGCATCAGCGCAACCACACTGTCAATCGTCGGATATTTCTTCCGCCATGTATAAATTACCCGCGTACCTGTCAGCCCCAGCACATCCGTCGCCAGCTTTTGCAGCGTCTCCGGCCATCTCCCCGTCTTCGGCGAGCTTGCCCACGCGATATAACACGCCACTCGCCACGGCCAGCTCTTCTCGATTAAATCCAGATAATCCTTGAACCATTCGCAATCCCGTTCCCGCATCAAATCCTTCAGCGCATAAAACGCCGCCTCGCTGATTTGACGCGCCTCCGCATAACTGATCGCCCGCTCCTGCGCATCGAACTCCACCTCGTCCAGGTCGAGATCGAACTCTAACTGCAGATCATTCCATTTCTCAACCATGTTTCACCAGATATCCTCTGTGTATCCACAGCTTCACTCCCACCCAGTTTCCCCTCACCTCCACAACTTCCACCGCAACGCCCGGTATCAAATCCCCTAAATCCGCCACTCCCACACTCGTTGGTTGCGGTCGGATATTCACATAATCATATTTCGGATTCAATTCCACCATATCTCCCGTCTTGAGTTCTCCCTCACTAGTTACTTCCTCATTTTGATTATTGGCGGTTCTATCGTTCTTTTCCATCGCCACCAAAAATGGACTTGGATCCCGTTCATCATGCTTATATCCGCTCTCCCCAAATCCCGGCACCCGCAGCTCGAAATGCAGATGCGGCCCCGTCGAAAAACCGCTATTTCCAGATAACCCAATCCCATCCCCCTGCACGATCTCCGCCCCGCTCCCTACTAAAACCTTGCTCAAATGCCCATATAAAGTCTGATATCCTCCATGATCCAGGAGGATATAATTTCCATATCCTTTTTCATCATATCCGATCCGCACCGCTTTTCCGCTTGCCGCCGCCAGCACCATCGTCCCCTTCGAGATCCCAAAATCAATTCCATTATGCCCTGGCAGCCCAAACTGGCTGTAAATCTGCGGATTTTCCCCAAATCCCTGTGTGATCACCACCGGATTTACCGGATAAATCAATCGAATGGTATCGAGAATACTCATTTCATCACCACAATCAACTGACCTGTCGCTAACCCAATCAGCACCGCTCCCAACACCACCGTGAATAATCCCAATATCCATTTCAAAATTCGGTTTGTATTGGCAAGCTCATTGACGACTTTCGAAAGGTCTTTGATATTGTTCTCGTGCTCATCTACCTTTCGCCAAACCGCGTCCACTCTCGTATTCAAAAGCGGAATGCTCGCCGCTTCCTGCTTCTCCAATTCGCGCATCCGCTCATCTAATGCTGTGATCGTCTCATTGATTTGATCCAACTTCTTCTCTATTCGTAATGCCAGGTCATCCAGCTGCCGCTGGACGACCCTTACCGGTACACTCTCTGTCATTATGATTTTGGACTGATGGTATAAATCGTCTGATTAGCCATCACAGCCAGAATAAAAACTTTCAAAAGTTCCACTGCGCCGCTCTTGTCGCAGGTTACCGCCACGCCCAAATCCTGCCCCACTCCCGCACATGCCAGCGCATAAGACCCTCCCGCTACAATCACCAGCAATGCCAGCATGATCAACCGCTTATGCACACCATCCAGCTTCCCAAACCATTCGTTCAATCCAGGCACGTACGAAAACAACAATGAAAGCACCGCCGAAGCTACAAGAGACAAAGTCTCAGCCGACATATCACACCTCCTTTGTTAAAATATTTCGCCCGAAGCTGTTCCAAACAACTTCGGGCGCTCAACTCCGATCTTACCCGTCCAATCGCCGGGCTTGCTAAATTTTCATCAGTTCAGCGGGGGGTGGGGAAACCTGGTGGGGGTCAGGCGGGAGCCCCCCGCCTCGCTTATCTGCATTATAGCGAATCCTCTATTCATTGTCAACATCCAGTATAACAATGAATAAACATTAAATCGGATAATTAATACATCTCCCACTTGATTATCAAGATCAAAGATGAAACATTAATGTTTTATGAGAATCTCAAAATCCCCTTGACATTATATATAACGTTATATATAATATAAGCAAGATTAGAAAGGAGAACGAAATGGCTAAATATACTGTAAATTATTCTTGCGGACATGGCTCACACACGGTGGAATTATTTGGACCCGGCAAAGAAAGAGAACGGAAAATTGCTTGGTATGAAAAGAACATAGTTTGCCCAGAATGCTATAAAGCATCTAAAAAATCTGAACAATATCAAGCCGAAGTAATCAATAATATGTTCTCTGGCGGTGCATATATCGTTATAACAAATGGCGATACTTATTCAATCAAAGAGCAACTAAAAGAGCATGGTTTTTCTTGGCGTGAATATTATAGCAATAACGATATATTTGGCACACATCCTCACAAAGCCTGGATGATTAACATCCCTGATAACGATAATGCTCTAAATGAGTTATTATCATATTTATCTACTCTGGGCATCTCCGATATTGATTTCAAGACAAATCCAATTACACAATCTTTACTGGCTAAAACAAATCAATAATTTATCGCCCCGCCCGTCGGGCAATAGGCGGGCAAGTAGAAAATAAAATGGAGAAAACTGTAACAATCAATCTTGATGAACGTAGTCAATCGCCTTATGGGGGACGATATGGGGCATATCGAAAGGTATACGCCAGTCGACCGGGACTAGCAACGTACAGCGTGAAATTAGTTGGCGAAATATTAGAAGCTACTTTGGTATGGGATACTGATAATTTCCGCGAGGATGATTATCTTATCGTCCATACCCAGCGTAATCCCGGTTTAGTAGCTGGGTCAAGCCATAAAGAAGGGTATGATCTTCTGGAAGGAAATATGCCAGTATGGGCAGATTTCCCAGGTTTATACCACGATTTCGTATTTAGGTATTATGATGATGCTCGTGAAATATTTTGGGATTTAGCTGATAAGCTAGCTGCTAAAAATCCTCAAATGCAATCACTCGCTGAAACGATACAGTGGGCATGCAGAAAGCATTCCAAAAATAGAATTGCTTCTGCATGGGAAGTGGTGGCAAAGGAATTACATGAGCAAGGTCTACTAAACTATGTGCCAGAACGGCATAACTATACATGGACTGCTATAAGAGCCCAACCATTAAGATTGCTCCGTGCCATAAAACGGGAAACATGGAGCATGGCAGGGATTAAGAGGCCTGGATTTTTATCAGATTGGCCTAGGTATCAGGCGATTCCACAAAATATTTATGTTGTGGTATCACCCTCCAAATCAGAACAATATATCACGTTGGGAGGTGGTAAATAGCAATACATAATATCAGCTATGATAACAGTTATCTTGCCAGCCGGGCAATAGGCGGGCAAATATACTAAAGAAAGGAAAAATAAAATGAACAAGTTTGAAGTAAGGAGCTATGAACCAAAGTATATATACGGCGAAGACCTCACAGATGCCATAATGCGCCAGCGAGTCTTCAGGACAGAAAAAGGAACTAGACGAGTTGATACAGCGCCCGGATTTCCGGAATACTTCGAAGGACGTTATATATTTGAAAGTTATGGGGGCGAAGAGCGTAAAGTAAAAAATGTTATCGAAACTTTTATTCCTGAAAACATCACCACTCTCGATGGGAAACAATTTTGGCGCGCTATCTGCGAATTGGAAAATGGTAAAATTATACAAATAGACGCCATATTAGTGGAGGAACGCGGACGTCCTACTATTTACGACAAAAAAATGCGCCAGACTGCCATCTGGCTACCAGAAGAACAGCTAGAATGGCTACGACAACAGGGCAACATCTCGGAGACTATCCGCGCGCTCATTGCCAAAGCGATGTCCGAATAATCATCAAATTAATCATCATATGTACTTTGATAAGCCGCCAAATATCGGCGGCTTTTTTTATATATATGCCCTTACTTCCGGAAATTCCGCCGCAAATTCATTGAATAAATCCGGATACATTCGCTTCAAAAACACCAGTCTTCCATACCTCATGGATCTCGTTCCAAACATCGCCCCATTACGCGCCAGTTCCCTTCCCTCCGGCGCCATATCATATAATTCGTTATAGGGGAGATTTGCGCTGACAATATATGCCCAAATATCCTTGCCATTCCATCTTGCCAGTGGACAGCACACCCATTGCTCCCTTACGCTGGCAAAATAAATCTCTCCTCTCATCGCAAATAACCTGCTTCGGATGTAACTCTCCTCCGATCTCATTCCAATAAACGTCCCATCAAATCCTCTTTTCTTTGCCTCCCTATCTAATACTTTCCCAAGTGATTCGGCATATTCCCGCTGAGCAATCCTCGCTTCTCTAGTCATTTCCTCATCCTGTATATATAATCCAACTTTTTGATAATATTCCCAGATTGACGGCCCCTCTAATTCAATGAACTCCATTCCAGCATGTCTCTCCAAAAATATCTCTTTTACCCGCACCGTATCCGGCCATTCATCATATTTTCCGCAATTTACATACATCACCGGCGTACTTGGATACCTATTGAGAATAATATCTGCCATTACCAAACTATCTTTACCAAAAGACATGCTGATATATGGCTTTTCCATATAATCAAATCCTTTTGCTATATTCCGTTCCGCCTGCTCTATCTTTCGACTAAATCGATCTAATTTTGCCCATAACAAATATTGATTTCGTTCCGTTTCATCCATTTTTCCAATCTCTTCCTCACCAGCTGACGATGACAATTAATCCGATGTAATGATAATCCAAGCTCCATCGCAATCCCTGCTGTCGTATCTCCATTACAAATCCTCGTCAATATTTCCACATCCCTTTCAATATATGCTTTCAATCTTCCATTTTTACTCACTGCAGATATTATTTTTCTGATTTCATCCTCCAAATCCACTATGTTTTGCTCTTCCTGCAGTATATCCGCTGTCTTTTCATAATTATCAATACTTACCGGCGCTGATATTCTCATACCCCTTATCTTATCCCACTTAGCCCCATATATCCACCAGATCAGCCAGTTTTTTGCCCTGATTTTCCCGCTTCCTAACCTGTATTTCTCACTTTTTCTTCTCGTCTCCCAAATAGCTAGATAAGCCTCTTGGATCATATCCGCGAGATCATCATCGCAAACGGGATAACCAATCCTGCCAGCCACTGTCTTAGCAGCACAAATCGCCAGTTGATAATCATCCATATGGCATAACCAGCTCCATCTGATTTCGTTTATCCCAATAAGGCGGCCGGATCCCATAATTCATCATCTTTGGCAATCCTTTCTCCCTTGGCCAATGATAGATTGGTATCCCCCGCATTAATCTGTCGCCATTCCAGATCGATTTATCCTCCGCCATCTCCTCTATCTCCCATTTCCTCACCTTTCCCCATCCCTGCACAACCTTCTTACCGAGATGGGTAATCATTTGCAATATACTCTCCAACCACTCTCTTTCTGCGACAAGATACCACTCGACCCATAATGTTGACCGATAATAGACAGGCATCCGATATCCCTTATATTGCCCGGCGCTCGTGTCAATCTTTCCGCGCCGGGCTCGGAAATCAATCAAATAAGCCAGTGACTGATCCAACCGCTTGCTCCAGGCATCCTGACCATCCACATACGGTCCCCATTGCGCCCAAGAGGCTCGATAATACCAGTCTTTCGCATGCACAATCTCAATCGGCATCCTTCCGCCCCTCATCTCCTCCCCATGCGGAGCGGCAAGCCAAGACACTCCAGGCAGCGTACTGGCTCGCACTCCCATATCCATCCTGCACCACTGATACAACAAAACGCCATCCAGTGGTAGATATTGATCTGCCACTATCGGCGTGCTCATCCATGCTCTCACCCGCAAATTACTGTAACCCATCCAACATCTCCTTGATTTTGTCTCCATGCTCCTGCAAATGTTGAAGATAATGCGTCCCCAAAGCAAAATCAATCTCTTTTCCGCTTGGCGCAGTACGTGGGTTGATCTCCATCCATTTGTCAAATCGGATTGCAACCTTCCCATGTCCAACCCCACTTTTTCCCCCAATATAAGGCCACTTTGAAAACTCCGCTAGCGTCACACAAAACGCATCGAATTCCACATCCGTCACATCATCCAGCGCCACATCCCAATATAACCTCGTTCCCGCTGCAATTGTCTCGACATAATATCGCATCTGTTGAGATTGCCCGGTCTCTCCAGCCACATCTTCATCCGTTCCTCGCCTCGACCGCTTCGCCGCTGCGCTTTCCTCCAGCAAATTTCGGATATCCGGTGCTATTAATTGCCTTAATTGCTCATTCTTTTCATCATCCCGTCTGGTATAGGCTTCTTCCTGGATCATATCCCAGATTGATTTTTCATCTCCGCTCACAAACCGCTCCGGCACAATATGTGCCGTCTCTTTGCATATCGGTATTACTTTCCCAATCTTGGCATTTCCAGGCATAATTTGATTTCCCATCGCCCCGCCGAATAATGCCACCAGTGGTATTGTCTTTCGCCATCGCCTTGCCTCATCCACATCGAGATTAGAATTTCCACTCACTTTCGTCAATGATCCCCCCGAAAAGAGAAAATAAAATGCCGCCAGGCTCAAACCCTGAATTTCTCCAGTCTCCTCATTGATGCCATATCCCAGCACTTTTAGCATATGCAGCATTCCCCTGTCGCGTAATATTCCCCGTATCGAATTTCCACTGATAACCGGTACTTCTTCAAATGTCCCATCAGGCTGGATAATTTTCTCTCTTCGCAGCTTTGCATTAATCCCAAAAGTATCCCCAATGTGGCTGATTGATGTTAGCGCAGTCATCTCTCCCTCAAATACATAGGTTTTCATTCCTCAATCTCCTTTTCTAATTTTTGTTTTTCATTCCATGCCGATTTTCTCTCTTCGTTATCCACTCGTACCATCAAAACAAGTAATGTTGTCTCTTCCCGCAGCATTTTCAACATCTCCTTATCATTCGCTTCCCGGATAATTTGATTGAATAATGACCTCTCCGCTTCCGTCCTTCCCGGCTGGCTGCGCAATTTTGAACAGAGAGTATTGATAAACTTCGGCAGGCTGCTGGTGTAAGCCGCCGATTTTATCTCGTTCTCGAATTGCTCCCAGATCGTCATTCGATATCGGCTTTTGTAATCCGCCGATATCCCCTGCCATATCATCCGCAGCATGGTTGCTGTCATTTCCTTCGTTTCCATCTTCACTCCTTTGCGCCAAAAATAGCGCCAATTGAAATAATCCTTTTCCTCTCTCTTTCTTTATTTCATTCTCCAGCCTCTCCCATCGTTCGAATCCAAATTTGATAATTCGATGGGCAGCATACTTTCCGCTTTCAATTTCTGACTTGCTGAATGTCGTATATAAATTTTCTACTTTATCAATTAACCTCCTCAATATTTCTGAATCAACCCAGATAGATTGTTCTTCGAATTGCACCCATCCGCAATGTTGTCCTATTGGATTCCGCCGCGCCCGGAATGCGAGATGTTTTTGTCCGCTTACAGCGATCACCGCCATCTCCGGGAATTCTCCCTCTATCAATAGTCTTTTCATTTCATTTTTATTTCCCTTGCCAACTGGAATCCATTCTCCTTTCACGACAAAGTGGCTGTAATTTTGCATTTTCTGTGGGATTTCTTTGCCCATCTTCCTCTGCAATTCTGCCGAAGATTGATCGAACCAAAATAAACAATCATCACAAATAACATCACCATCCCCCACTAACAAATCGTAATTCGTAAACGTATCTTTTACCCATTTATTGAATTCAACACCCTCTTTTTCCTGCCCACAAATTTTACATTTCATCCCCTCACCTCCACCAACTTTTGTCTGCTCTCCGCCATCACCACTCGATAGCACCTCCCCTGCCCGTCAATCAGAACCTCATTCGCATCGAACACATTCATCCGCAGCATATTCCGCACCTCTTCCTCCGTAAATTGCGCCTTCACCCATCCCCATTCCTCCCGCGGCTTCATCGTGAATTTCTTTTCTCTGTCTTTATATTTCTTTTTGATTCGCGTCTCTTTGAGCTCTTGCCATTTTTTCCTCGCCCTTTCCCGCTCCACTTCCCTTCGGCAATTCTCGCAATACATACTTCGCCCAGCTAACAACTTCGTCACATAATAAATCCCCCCGCATCGAACACACTTCCGCTCCACCTTTTCTAATGCCTTGTTCGTCCCTCTCACCCGCGCTTCCTGAGAATACATTTCACCCTCCCTTCTTCGTTCTTTCCAGTAATGCTCTCAGTGCCTCCTCGCCCGGCACCCACGTCCGCGTCTGCCCACAAATCGAACAGCGCACATTCGCTACATATCCCTCCACAATCGCCATCACATCCACCTCATCCAGCATTTCCTTCTCGTCAATCGCATTTCGATATAACAATAACTGCCGGATCCCGCTCCCATTCCGTTGCACCTGCCCCAGCACATGCCCATTGATACATCTCCACGGCTTGATTTCGCTCATCCTTCCTCCATTCTCGTCGCTCCAATCAATCCCTTCGGCATCTTTTCCCATTTTCGTATCTTCACTCCCGCAATAATTTCATTTGGGAGTTCTTCATTTATTAGGATAACGTTGGCTTCTTTTCCATTACTTCTTTCATATCCCTTCATCGCCGCCGTGATCGCCTGCAAAATATCTTTATCTTTCGTTACAGCAAAAAATTCCATCTCATTCCTCTTTCCAATAAATCCGTAAATGCCAGATCATCAATTCTTCTTCCTCATATTCGAGCCATGCCTTCACATCTTCTTTAGCGATCCCATATTTCTCCAGCATTGCAAAGATATCCATTCTCTCTCCCGCCTGCACCAGATGCAGTCTTTTCAATCCCTTTTCCGAAACATCATTCCGCACCACAAATTCACTCATCGCACGCCTCGCCGAATATCTTTTTCCGCTTTCTCGACTGCCTCATCCGTCACATCTCGAAATTCGCGCAACAAATAATTGACCGTCGTCGCTATACAGAAAACAACCACCTGGATATCCGTTAATTCCTTCCAAATTCGTAATAACCGCTCTTCCTCGAAAATTCCATCCATCCATCTTCCGTGATCAAATTGATATTTCGCTTCATCAGCTGCATATTGCAGCCGCGTTTGCAATTCTTCCGGCAGCTCATATCCCATTTCAGCCGCCATCTCCCCTAATTCCTCCATCAACTTTGCCACCTGCCTCGCCAGGAATTGATTGGCAGTCCATCCGTTCAAATAGCCTCGCTTGTTCACCGCCTCGAATACTCGGTATTGAGCTTTATCCTCTTCCTTTATCCCAGCTTCCACAATCTTCCCGCATTCCTTACAAAATCCGTAATACTTCATCTCTCCTCCATTTCAACCCGATTTTCAAATGACCACAATATTTCTTCATCGGACATATCCGATAATTTTCGATATCGTCTCCGCCTCATCTTTGATGGACACCGTTTGGACACATGCACCACACCGCAATAAGGACATACCGGCGCCATAGCCAGAGCAGGCAGGCCCAGCACCATCCGTATTTCCACCTCCTTTGGCTCATATCCCTCATTCACAATCCGCCATGCCATCCCTTCACTGATACCAAATTCATCTCCCACTTTTCGCCAGTTTTTCAGCTCTTTGTACGCATCTTCCAAATCATGACGTATCATATCTATTGTGTTCATTTCGCCTCTCTCCATTCTGTTACAATTCGTAACAAGCCTATTTTTGCCCATCAATGAAATTGCTATTTGATTATTTACCACCATCATCATCCGCAGCATGACATAATCCAAGAATGAATAAAGCTGCGAAAATGATGTAAATCAGAATAATTGGAATGAACAGAATTAACCTTTCCATAGTCTTACTCCTTATTTTTAGATTTCTCCGAAATGATTTCTGATAATTTCATTGTGTTTTTCCAGATTGTGAATTCACTTGCATTTTTTGCTGGATACATCCTGATCGCAATTTCAAATAATTCCAATGACTTTGCCTTTTCAAAAATATATTTCCATGATGCCCATGCAAGATTACGATAATCATCATTGGTCATCATATTTTCCCCTTCATAAATTCTTTCTAACCGTATATTCCACTCTGTTCTTAATTCATTGAGTTTTCTATGACTTAATGGCATTTCTTTTTTCCCTTTCTAATCTATGAGCCCTGTGATATTCCTTATCCCAATTCAAATGGCATCTCTGACACAATGCCCTCAAATTCTCCCGGCGGTTATCATGCGTATCATGATTCAAATGCGCCACCGTCAAAACCACTTTTGATCCCGTTATCGGATTTGGCTTCCCATTTTCTGCACCGCAGAATTCGCATCTCCAGCCAGCTTCTTCCCTCACCGCCAAACTGATTTCTTCCCAATTGCTAGGATAATTCTCTCTTTTCATTGGCATTTTGTTTCCTCCAAATCTTTTGGCCTTTCCATCCCGCAGGTTGGACATTCCATTGTTTCAACATATTTCTCTAGCAAAAAATTGAAATGTGGCTCCCACCAACTAGGATCACTATGCCTTCCGTTATTCGGACAATTCTCTTCCGCCCATTTCGTCCCCTTCAATGCCGTCCACCAGTAATCCGCCAGTCGATGTCCATCATGTTCTGCATCACAATTTTCAAATGTTTTTTCCCAAAATTCTTCTTGCTTCCGAAAAATATGTTCTGGAATATTTTCCCGTGCGATTTCCTTCAGCCATAAACCTTCTTTCCATTTTTTTCGGGATAATTCCGCCATTTTATTTTTCCATATCTCCGCCCGTTCTCTCTGTCTCAATATCCGCTCTTTTTCCGTTTCTGCTGTTGTCGCAAATTGCTCCGCAAACAGCGGATATCGCTTTGCCATCTTGTTATTTTTTCTCTTCGCCGCTCTCGCCGCTACCTTTTCAATTTCCATAACTTTCTCCTTCACAATTTCTAATAAATTGTTTTCTTTTCATTTTTTCCAATTGTTAACGGTTTTTACAATATTAACAATCGTTAATAATTGCCTGTTTGTAAACCGTTTTTCTATTAACAAACGTTAATAAAAGGTGAACTTGGTGAACTTGGGTGAAAATTTTTTTTTAGCAAGTTCACCTTTCTTATATTTCGTTAACATTCCATAGCATCATCATCACCGTTAAAGCTCATATAAGTTCACCAAAGTTCACAAGTTCATCATTTTTGCCTATTTTTAAGCCATAGCATTGCAGATTTATGATTGCTCCTCCAAAATAATTGCATTTTTCTGTTTTAATCCTGCGCGGTGAACTTGGTGAACTTACTTTTCCTTTCCAGAGCAAAAAAAAATATTTTTTTATTTTTGCACTTTTTCCCCCAACAAAGTTCACCAAGTTCACCATTTGTCTGACAAATAAAACTCGCCCGTCTATAAAATCAATCCTCTTTTCATAATCCATATTTCACCTTCAATGCCGCTAGTCTTACATCATCATAAATAACGATGTATCCATTTTTCGTCTTCTTCGATGCTAGTTGTAATGTCTGTCGGATGATCTTCCCCACCGTATGGCTGGTCGTTCCCTTCGTTTTTCGCTTTTTCGTCCCACCGTCTTCCTCATCCTCTTCCGTTTCCTCATTCATTTCATCAATAATGTCATTCGCCACCTTCGCCACATGTTTGACTTGCGTATAATACACCATCCCATGACCATTCAAACTTCCATAAAACAAATAATGCTCATAATTCTTATCTTCCCGGATTGCCACCAGCGCTTCCATCACTCTCGCATCCAATCCCATACTCCGCTCTAATACTAGTTCCTCATTCAACGCTCTTACAAAGGTCGTGATATCTTTCATCAATTCCGGGTCATCCTTCGCCAGCGCCTTCAGCGGCATCGTCACCTGGTTCAACCTTGCCGGTACTTCTAAATCCATCAAATCATCCGTCAATGCAATTTCAGGCTGCCATTTTTCCAGCCTCCATCGCAGCAGGAGGTTTCGGATCGCTAATGCCTGGTTGTAAAATGCCTGATCCAATTGCAGCTTGATCCCCCTCATCTTCAATTCCAATGTTTCTTTTCCCATCAATTTGATTGTCAGGCAGCGGCTCATCGTCGCCTTGTCTCGAAATTCTCCCCGCATGGCAATGAGCTTCGGCCCATACACATTATTGGCGATCGGTTCATAAGCCCTCGTCCCATCCGCCCGCACCACCTGCTCCATCCGGATCACCGGGCTGTTTGCCATTGCCCCAATATTCAAAATCTTGATGATATCGTTCGTCATATCTCCCCCATCATTTAAATCCAGTTCATCCAGAAATGCTGTCCCCCGGTATTCATGCAGCATCCGGAATAAACTCGCCGAAGTCATCGCCGATCCCATCTTGATCAATCGATAACAAATCGGACCAATCCGTTCCATCAACTGACTCTTGCCGGATCCATAATCTCCAGTCGCCCGCAAATATGGGATTGCCGCGAAGCAGTCATAAACCCAAGTCAACAAAACATAATACGCCGCCAAGCGCCCAAAATTCTTGTCATCCAGCAGATAATGTTGATGGATAAACGCCTCGATAATCGCCACTAACTCGCTGGTTGCCTTCTTGTCCCCTAGCTTGCTCGGAAACATCACCCCCTTCGATTTGATCAGCGAATTCGGCTCCAATGGTATATACCGTTTCCCCTCAATATCCAGATAATTCGCCGTGTCAATTTTGCCCTCCGGCGATCGATATGCGAATAATGCCGTCTCGCTCTCCTCATCATACAAATACTCAATCAGATAATTGCCAATATATCCCCCGAGCGTCTCCACAATCTCCAGCGGCTTTTCTTCCTTTTCCTCTTCTTTCCCCTGCGCTTTCCTCAGCATATTATTGAATTGCCGCAGGCTTATCCCCATTAAATTGGAGAGATTATCCTTATACTTTTCAATCAATAATGGCTTGACTTTTCCCAATATCTCGAAAACTCGCTCGAAAGCCTCATCTTGCTCCGATCCCTTCATTTCCCCCGCCCATTTCGCCATCAAAACACAGACCGGAGTAGCAGTTTTCAGCAATTCGTCAAACCCCTCTTTTATTTCATCAGCATTCTTATTTTCGTATAGCCATTTTTGAAGCAGATCATTGGCATCTTTTTCACCCCAGCGAATTACCCGTATCATTCCCCCTAATATATCCGCCAGCGGCCATTTTCCATTTCCTTTCAGAACAGAAAAACCAGCCTCATCCGAATCAACCCCAACATATAAATGAGGATGCCGTTTCGATAATTCCTCTAATAATCCCTGATGATCTTTATATGATGTCCCCGCCAGCGCCACTGCCGGGATCCCGTACTGCGCCAGAGTAACCGCATCCGCCTGCCCTTCCACGATCACACAGATTTTTTCGTTCGCCCCATACACGAAATTAAAATAAACCTGCCTGTTTCCGATTAAGTCAACTGGCAAGTTATAGTGCAACTTCCCTTCAATCGATCGGCATGAGAGATAACGCACCCTTCCACCCACCACATGCGGATAAATAAGCATATCCGCTGGTATTCCTAAAATCGCTCTTCTGGCTGGGTGTCCCTTATCAATCCCGTGCATGTCCAATTCCCCCTCCAAATCTTTTCGCTCCATCCCGCCAGAAAACCCCAGCCCAGCCTTCTGAACCGTCTCATCCGTCCACCCCCTGCCTCGGCAGTAATCCCGAGCAGCAGCAGAATCCCGCAGCCGTTTAACAAACCATCTTGCCGCAACCGTCAGCGCATCCTCCCTTATCCGTGCAGCGATCCTCACCTCATTGTCCTGTTTTCCCCACTCCGGCGCGGGTAATTTTGCCCGCTTCGCCAGCCACTCAGCAGCAGTCTTGAAATCCCAACCCCTGCGCTTCTCTAACCATGTAAAAATATCCCCAGATTCATTCTTCGAATTCCAAAAATAACACTGTTCAACTGTATCAACCACAATCGAGTCGTGTTCTTTCCCTCGAATATATCTTCCCCTCTTTCGTTCGAGAGAAACCCCCGTCTCTTCTATGACGTCTTCTATGCGATTAGCCTGTTTTATTTGCTCAATAATGTCATCCACAAAGATTCTCCAACAAAAACCGTTTTACAAATCTAGCTCAGAATATCTGCGCCACTAACATCACAGCCCTTAAAAAATTTAGAAATGATCACCCCCCTTCCCCCCTCTCGCATTATGCGACAAAAAACAACCACATAACACATGGTCATGTGGTTGCAAAATGGGCTTAAAAAGCATTCTTTTGTCGCATAATGCTTATTATGCGACATCTGCCCAGCCCTTTTCTGCGCCCCGCCCAGCCATGCGTGCCCTGCCCAGAAATTCGCGAGTTTAACTGCTACTGAACAAAAGTCCATCACCGCCCACTACCTTATTCCCAAAGCATCTGCCGAAGTATTCCGCTCTTATGCGCTAAATAAATTCCAAATAATTCCAATCCTGCAAGCATTCCAATCCCATTTTTTCTTCCATACTTTCGATATAACTTGACAATTTCATCTACTGCATTAGCGCATGCCTCTTGTTCACTATCTGGCAAATTCCGATACCATTCCAGCATCGCTTCACCAAATGGAGACAGATATTCCCCTTCTTTGTTCAATAAATCATCTCGCGTTGACATCCTATTCTCTCCAAAATTCGCCGATGATAAGCAATTGCTCCAGACGCCTTTTTGAATTTTCTGCGGCTTAAACGCACTTTGAACCCATCCACAGACAGAATGGCTCGATAATATTTCTCGCCACCATTCTCATAACGGACATATTCGTTTCTATTTTGATACAGCATCCCGCCAATTCCTCCTCTGGCCTTCTCGCCAGATAATCCCGAATCTTTCAAATTTTTGATCTAGTATTATCTCTATTGTTTCCAGCAATTCATCCGCTGGATCCAATACATCTCTCACCATAGTTGATCTTTGCTCTGCCTGCCTTATCCGCAAAGAGACTTCTTTCAAATCCCTCCGCATATCTGCGAGAAGAAACAACACCCCTTCAACCTCATCTCTGACTTCCTCGCCTTTTAATCTCAACCTCCCCCTGCTCATTTCTTCTTCTCCTCTAGCAATTCCTTGAATTCCGATTCTCTAGCCAATCTAATCAATAATCGATCTAATCCATAAACAATAATCACCGCTGCGCCAGAAAATGCCACTACAATCCAAAAGGCTGCCAAAGAAATCAAATAAGCCTTCTCGCCATTATCAAAAAACAATAGTAGGAGGAGGATTGTCAGCGGCAGACCAAACCCAAGCACTCCTCCAACATACGCTCCCAATCTCGGCATCTCCCGCCTCAATGCCAATTGCCATGGGAAATAATGCAGTCCAAACTGCACCAAAGCCGCAATCAAACCTGTAACCAAAATCGCTGCAACCATATCCGCCTCACTCCACTGCATCCTCTAAATCACTCCATCCTGGTACAACATACCTGGCTGTCGTATCCAATCGCTTATGCCCCAATAAACGGCTTACCACCGTCAACGGCTCGCCCTTATCCAATAATCGTTTGGCAAATGTATGTCTCAGCATATGCGGTGTCAACCCATCAATCCCAGCCAACCTGCCATACTCTCCCACCCTCCGTTGAATAAGTCTTGTACTCACACCATCCCCATGCTTTCCGCAAAACAGATAAATGCCATCATTCCCTCGCACATCCAACCACGCCTTCAAAGCCTGCCTCGCCTCCCTTCCCAGCGGCACCTCTCTTTTTTTCTCCCCTTTTCCGCACCACACAATCACCTTCCCCGATCGCTCCCCCAGCATCACATCCTCAACCCGCAACCCTGCCACCTCCGCCTCACGCAGCCCGCTATACAACATCAAACCGATCATCGCCCAATCTCGGACAGCTTGTATCTTCCAGCTATCTGATTTCGCCCCATTTACAGCAATCTCAACTTGCCTGAGTAATCTACTCAACTCCGCTGCCTCTAACCACCTCGGCGCCTGTTCAACCTCCTCCCAGCGCTCGACCCCCTGAAATGGGTCATAAGAAATATATCCATTTTCAAAAGCCCATCTCACCAGCCTGCGCAGGCTCTCTCGATATCGATTCCATGTCGCTGGCGAATAATGATTTGCCATTATCCAAGATCGATACTCACGCAAATCTATACTCGTAATCAATGAGGGATCAAATTCCTGCTTATTTACATTCTTGAACCATTTGATAAATTTATTAATATCTTCCAAATAAGACTTTATCGACTTGATGGATAACCCATCCTCCAATAACTCTTGATGAAACGCCTGCATCCAATCCACCAATTGGAAAGGCACTTCAGCCACTCGCCATGAATTAATTACATTTTGATTTTTATTCATCTCATCATTCCTTCTCTATTTTTTTATTAATTCAGATTGTATATCTCCAAATATTTCTTCCAAAGAAATAAATTGTGAATTTGCAATCGCGATAATCCAATATGGCAATACATCTGGATCGAACTCCATTATTAAATCCCGGGCAGCCAGATAAGCGATAGTTAAAAATAATGATTTATTTCTCGCTGGTTCTTCAAAATAGATAAAACGCTTTAAAGCATCAATGTAATTTTGTATTGTTCTGTTTTTTTCTTCATCAGATTTGAATTTTTGTATTCGTTTTGTGATTGGATTTTTAATATTCACTTTATATTGATTTTCAATAATAGGACGGGCCGATGATAAACGACAAGGAATACTGTTTAGATAAATAAGATCATCATCTGGATAACATGGCCCGACATCCTCAAGATTTCCAATTAATACTTCGCCTTCTAATGTATCAATTAAAAATTTGAACATAAAATTCTCCTTTTATTCACTATCAACATTTTTTTCCTTGTAATTCATCCTGAACTTCTTTTACAATTCTTTCCAAATCCTCTAACTTCGCACCCCCTAATTTCGCCACCCAATCTGGCAAATCCCTCCGATCATATTCCGTCAGCAAATAGGATGCGGCCAGATGAGCGATAATACAAAATGATTTACTCAAATTACCTCCCCAAATCTGATAATATAAAGCATTCAAATATTCAGACAATACATTTATTTCTCGACGCTTTAAATT